GAATGCGGAAGCGGTTATGCGACTGTTGGACAAGAGGGATACAATAATGGAACACCATGATGACATACGGAACCAACGCCTGCTGTATTTTTCCGCGCTGAGCAAACGGAGGGGTGAATACGGTCTGTATTATTTCAAGGATGGACGCCGCGCACGGCTGGACATTACGGGTCATGTCATTTCGTGTCATGCCATTTCGGGTCATGCCATTTAGGCATTGCATAATTGAATTATTTTATTTACATTTTTACTGAGTAAATAAACTTAAAGACATTCAAAGATATTCATTCAGAAAAGACACAACAATGAGTGAAACCGAACACAACGCAGTCGCTGATAACGCAGTCGCTGATAACGCAGTCGCTGATAACGCAGTCGCTGATACCACTAGTGCACCTGTTCGCCTGATCGGCCGCGTCAAATGGTTCAACAACAAGACGGGATTTGGGTTTATTACTGCCCTGGAGGGCGAACACAAGGACCGCGATGTGTTTGTGCACCACTCCACCATCAAGGTGGCACAAGACCAGTACCGTTATTTGGTTTTGGGTGAATACATTGAGTTTATCCTGTCCAAGGTTGTGGACGCGTCTTCCAAGCACGAGTTTCAGGCTGCGGATGTAACCGGTGTAAAGGGGGGCAAGCTCATTTGCGAGACGCGCTGGGAAAGCCGTGCCCCTGCCGACGAGGGGGCGAGTGCTAGCGCCTCACGTTTCAAAAACGCGACGATCGCCCGATCTTCAAAGCCAACTGAAAATTGGACGACCATTTCCAATGAACGCACACAGTTTGCTCCTAGGCAGAGCGGGGGGCAGTGGCGTCGTGGTTCAAGCAACCCAACCAGGGGTCGCGGGGGGTTCAGTGCTGGAGCTGGTCCAACAGATCTGTAAAAATACCGGCGCACGTGATAACTGATGCAATCCGTTTTATTTTTCATTGGCATTTCAATTATTCAAATGCTAATGTGTGGTAATGAGGTGGTTCAGAACATGGGAAGCGGCACTTCGCTGAAAAAGGGCAGCACTTTTTGCGGGTGTTTTGTGGAGTGGGTTGCGTTGAGAACATTGCGGAAGTAGTACTGCACCAATTTTGTGAACTTGGATTGGTCATCGTGCCTGTCATGTGGAATGACCTGCATCAAGCACACGCACGGAACGCGCGTTCGGTTGGATAGTTCCATGATGATAAACATGTCGTGGTTCACAATCATAGCGTCTGTCATTTCGTGGGATTCGGCGTGCAGCACGTCGCCGGAAACGATCGTGGCGGGTTGGGTTGTCAGCGCGCTGGTTTGGACCAGCGTGTGGTTGGACCGCACCATGGGGGAGGCCAATTTGTGCTTGTGGTGGTTGTGCACGTGGCACGACTCAAACTGCATGATGCTGCGCGTTGGATTGCGCGTGGTTCCGGAACAGAGATGCACGATGCCGCCACAAATGCCGTACTCGTGCATCATGCGTTCAATGTGGGTGATGAATTGGGGCGCTGTGTAGTGCTTCAACGGGGCGTGTTTTAAAAACAGGTAGTATGTGGTTTGCGTCCGGTACAGCATTTCGTGCTCGTTGTTGCGCAATTTTTCAAACTTGGTGGAGATGCATTTGTATTTCAATTGATAAATAATGTCAAACTCCCACACGATGCACAGGAGGTGAGGAATGGCATTGGACACGCACATATTGGGTCTCTCAGGTTGCAGGTTGAATTCCTTAGTGTTCGCGAACAAGTCCAACAGGCGCAGATGTTTACTAACTGGAGCCATACTGTGCGTCATTGGACTGTTGACCCAACGGTAGCACGAAGACTCAATGCGCGTGGGCGGCATGAAAATCAGCTGTTTGTGTCCCGTCAAAAGGTCAATCGGGTGCTTTACCCCGTTCACGTGCAGGCCAACGTAGCACGGGATGTCCACACCGGTATCATTATAAAAATAATAATGATGACCATGAGGTGTCTTGACAATCACGGTATCTTTCGGCAAATATTGATCAATGGGTTTCTCGTCCATACCGCCGTTGGCACCAGTCAAAATCAGCGGGTCGTTGGAATCAATGTCAAACACGATGACGTTGTTTAAAAATGCGGCAATCGTGTTTTTGTTTTCAAATTTGTGTTCAGCGTTTGCGGCATTTGCGACATTGTAGTCCGGCAAATTCGTCACTATTTTTTTGTGGTTGATGTAGCCGTCAATTTCCATATTGATGACCTTCCAGGTGATGTCCGGGTTTAGTTTGCGAACCGAGTCGCCGTTGCTCAATTCGTGAAAAGCGGTTTTTAGCACGCGGTGGATGTAATAATACTCGCTGGTTACATACGCGTATGCAAGAATGGCGATAATAGTGCAAATAATACACACGTAGATTGTTTCCAATTTCATATCCATACGTTGTATGAAGAATAAAAATTGTCCAGATGTGATTCAAAAACACAGTGAAAATAAAAAAAATTGAAAGTAATCGGATTTTCAGAGTTGTAGAGTTAGTGAATTAAAACAAGCGATTACATACAATGCAAACTCAGACTCAGACTCAGACTATCCCAGCCAATCCCGCCAACATTCTTGAACAATTTTCGGAAATGTTGAAAACTCATTCCATCGTTGTCTCCGACCGCGACAACCTTCTCAAGCTCTTTGAAAACATCGTGGATCTTTGCACCCAGATGACCAAGACGAAACTCAAGGCTGCCATCAAGGCTGCCACTCCGAAACCCGTGCCGGAAGCCAAGAAGAAACCAGCCGCTGCCAAGAAATCCGTCGCTGCTGCCAAGAAACCCGTCGCTGCTGTTACCGATGAACTCGTTGGACCCGCCAATGCGGGCGATTGTCCGGTTTTGTCTGATCTGTCCGATCTTTCAAAGGCGCCTCGCGGTCGTGGCCGTCCTCGCAAAGAATCCTCATCTTCCCCTGTCCAATCAGAATCGTCGGTCAATGACGCTGAAAAGAAAAAGCGTGGACGTCCTAAAAAAGACAAAACCGTTGTCGTTTCATCCAACGATGACGAAGATGCTCTCATTGCCAAAATGATCTCGGATATGAAGACACTGCAGAGCACAAGCATCCCTGTTGCGATCGCTGACCCGGATGAAGAAGTGGAACAATCCGAACAATCCGAACAATCCATGTCCCCGGTTTACACCGAAGTTCAAACTCAACTCGCACCTGTCGTGGTTGAAGCGGACGTGGTTGAAGAAAAAGAAACCAATGCCAAGTCCAAGTCCAAGCCCAAGTCCAATGCCAAGCCCAAACCCGCAAAGGAAGCCAAGCCCACACCCGCAAAGGAAGCCAAACCCAAACCCGCAAAGGAAGCCAAGTCCAAACCCAATGACAAACCCTCAAGTCAAGCTGAAAGCGCGTCTGCTGAATCTGCAACACCAGTAGCACCGACAAGCGTAGCACCAACAAGCTCAGCACCGACAAGCTCAGTGCCCCCTCGCGAAAACAAGGCACAGTCTGATGGCAAATTCTACTTGATGTCTGGTTTTCCAAGAGTGTCGTTCACCTACAATGGTGCAACCTACCTTCGCACCGAGACCGACAACGTGTACGATCCACTCACCCTGGAGCTCGTAGGCATTTGGGACCACTTGAACCATGAAATCATCGTGGCATTTGATGATGAAGAAGATGGCGATATTTGGATGTCCGACGAAGAGTAAGTGATGACGCGTGACTGACCGACCGCATGTTGTGTGTGTGAAAATAAAAATAAATAAAAAAAACATTTTTTTTATTGATATAAACATAATATTCATAAAGGGTGTATAAATGACGTATAAATGACAACCACAACCACAACCGAAGACGAACTAATGACATTCGCGTGCACTGCATTGAACATGCAGCCACATGAACTGAAAGCGGGTGCAATGATTCCGAGAGACATGTTGCTAGACCCGGATAAATACGAAAAACTTAAACTGCATATTTCAAACTTGAAAAAAATATTCAGTAGCAAAACGATGACAAGCATGCACTCGGGTGCAGAACACACCCAGAAATGGCCGGGCCTTAATCTAGTGAGACAGGTGTTGAAACGCATGGGGTACGACATTCGCCCCGAGCGAAGGTGTGCAGGTCGTGACGAAACCGGAAAAAAATTATTTGAACGTTTTTTCGTATTGCATAAACGAGAGAAATGCAGCCCAACATCTGAACAAGGGGAACAAGGGGAACAAGGCGGTGATTTATGATATGCCGGCGGAAGCCATCAGCACCGCAACCCGTGCTTCCAATGCAGCAAGTCGGGCTTCGGCTGCAGTTGCGTCGTTTAGTGCATTCCCGGCATACACAAACATGAGCAGGGCGTGCGTGTGTTGAATGGGTTGGGCAGTTTGTTGGTTTATTAATGTCACGCCAAATTCCACGCAGTTGTCGTGTGCTATGGGCGCGGCATTCAATCTCCACTGTTGCATGTTTGCGTGATCGGTTTTTGATTGGATTGTGATTACATCGTTCTGCTTCAGCATGCTCAAAAATGTGCGAATGTTTATACCGTAATGATCAAACCAAGACACGTGCAATGTGTTGGATGCAAGTTGGTTTGCATTGTTCCATGAAATGTAACTGGGATTCGTGGACACATTTCGGTATGTGTTCCATCCAGTGGACACGGTTCCAACACTCGGAGCCGGCAGTTCCGAATGAGTGGTTGCGTTGGTGATGGGGAACAAGTAATGGCATATGGTTTGTCCGGATGCCCCTGTCGGTCCAATCAATCCAGTGACTCCTGGTATGCCTTGTGCGCCTTGAGGTCCTTTTTCGCCTCGGTCACCCCTTAATCCGGGTGGGCCAGGTGGTCCTTGCAATGATGATCGCATTATACACATTAAAAATATATATTTTTTGCATTTCATCTTCATTGATGTCCGCCTATTTTTTTTTACGTATAATCTTCTTGGGGGTGGTCGTATGCTCAATGAGTAAAATGTCGGGCACATGGTCATTGCGTTCATTGCGTTCATTGCGTTCATTGCGTTCATTGCGTTCATTGCGTTCATCCATTTCTTCACGGGCTTGTTTGTCTTGTTTTTCTTGTTCTTGTTTTTCTTGTTTTTCTTGTTTTTCTTGTTTTTCAGGTGCTACCTTTTTTCGGATAATCTTTTTCTTTACAGGTTCAACAACAACCGGTTCAACTGCAACGGGCTCAACTGCAACGGGCTCAACTACAACGGGCTCCGCCACAATCACATTTTGTTCTTGCATTTTTGGCTTGTTAGGTGCTACCTTTTTTCGGATAATCTTTTTCTTCACAGGCTCAACCACACTCGGCTCAACCACACTCGGCTCAACCACAACCGGCTGAGCAGGTTGTTTCTTTTTCACGATTTTTTTCATATCGGGCACATGTACTGTTGCGTTTGTTGCGTTTGTTGCGTTTGTTGCGTTTGTTTCGGTATTTTCCGTTTGGGCTAGGGGGTGCACGTCTTCATGACTCAAGTATTCGTGTATGTCGTCGGGATCCAATACTGGATCCACTGCCATGTTTTTGAATTCATCCGATTCTTGTATGGTTTGCATAATTTCGTCTTCTGGAATTCCGTATTTCTTTGAAAAGACTTTCACGACACAAATGTGAAAATCTGCCACATGCTTAAATAGGACATGCAATGTTGCCGCATACGCTGTCCTGTAATCCGTAATTTCTTTGGGAATGTATGGCATAGTTTGGCCATTGTGTAAAATGTAAGCGGGTTCCGACATGCGGGTTGATGACTTTGCAGCGTGGTTGTGATTACTCATTTGATTTGCAAACCTAATTTGTAAATCAATTTTTATGTTTATGTCATTTATTCATGTATATTTTGTATGGATCGGAGCTCGTAATTTATGCATGGTCAGGTGACTCTCTCCCTTAAATATGGGATGCATGCGTGCCGGAACACGTTTAAAAATGTTAGCGTAGTGCGTGATGACATAATCCACCGTCTTGTCTTTTGCACGGGGATAAACCAACGTTTCGTATGCGTTGTGCACATCGGGGTGTGATGTGAGAATGGCAACCACGCGGGGGTCAGCATTCAGCACGCGCAACTGCTCAGCCGACACGGGGGAGATAATCTCATACGGTTTGGTCCCTTTGTAAACAATAACAACCGAGAGAAAATGAGACAAGTCGTGCCACAACTGTTCCAGGGGTTTATTTTTCCCCCAGCATGCGGAATCAAATGTAAATCGTCTGGATCGTCGGTGCCGCTGCCGCTGCCGGCGTCGTGTTCGTATGATCATAACGTTAATGGCGTGAATGGTGTAGACGTTGATGATGTATAATATGTATAAAAAAAAGGATGTGGAAGTTGTGCATAGATTTGGAGTACTCGCGTGCACACTTTGAGCGTCGGTTGTTTGCAGATTTGTCGAATGGCCATGCTCGGAACGTGACAGAAGTTG